GTCCGTTGTAACTGATGCGGGTAGCTCAGCTGCTCCTACGCAAGATTGGAGAACTGCTATACCTGAAGATTTACGATCTGACCCTTCATTAACTGACATTAAAGATGTTGGTAACTTAGCTAAAAGCTATATAAATAGCCAAAAGCTAATAGGCAAAAACAGAATCTCTTTACCAGGAGATACTGCAACTGATCAGGAATGGGGACAGTTTTATGACAGTCTAGGCAGACCTGAACAACCAGATGCATATAACTTTGGTGATAGACCTGTTATGGCTGAAGGTTTAGAATATGACGAGCAATTTGAAGGCGCATTTAAAAATTTAGCGCATCAAGCTGGATTGACATCTAAACAAGCTAAAACATTATTTGATGGTTACCACGAATATGTAAACGGTAAGGTAACATCAGAAGGTCAAGACGCTGCAGGTCAAGCTTCTCAATGGGTAGATTCTTTGAAAAAAGAATTTGGAAAAGCTTATGATGAGCGTGTTGATTTAGCTCAAAGAGCTGTACAAACGTATGGTTCTCCAGAGCTTAATGACTGGTTAGATAATACTGGCATGGGTAATAATCCTATGATAGTTAAAATGTTCGCTAAAATTGGCGAAGGTTTAGCTGAAGGAAGATCCGATGCTACTACTCAACGTTCATTTACCATGACACCTGATCAAGCTAGACAAGAAATAGCTAGATATAACAGGGATAGTGATTTTATGCAAGCATATAATAGTGGAGACCATGGAGGTCATGCTGAAGCGGTACAGAAGATGAATAATCTGTTCCAATTAGCATATCCTGATGAAACTCCGATTAGCTAGTGTAAAATAAGTATGTACGAATTTATTAACTAGTTATATAGTTGGTAGAAGTGGGTAGCCGTAAAGGTCCACTCGTCGATGAAGGCAGAGACGTAAAATGCAAGTGAATGTCCATATATTTGGGTAGCGTTCGCGATTAATAATAACAACAACGTAAACACGGAGGCAACATAGTATGTCTGTAAATATAACAACAGCTTTTGTGAACCAATACAGAGCTAACGTTGAACACCTTTTACAACAAAAAGGTTCTAGACTTAGACCATTTGTAAGGGTTGAAACACAAAACGCTGAGTTTGAATACTATGATCGTATAGGAAGTGTGGATGCGGTAGAAGTTACTTCTAGACATTCTGACACTCCGCTTATCTCAACTCCTCATGACAGAAGACAAGTGTCATTAAGAGACTTTGATTGGGCGGACATGATTGACAGAACTGATAGAATCAGACTTTTAATCGACCCTGCATCTCCTTACGCGCAAAACGCCGCTTGGGCACTTGGCAGAAAAATGGATGACATTATCATCGGAGCTGCTTTTGGTACTGCTTACACAGGTAAGACTGGAAGCTCTTCAGTGTCGTTCCCTGCTGGTGATCAAATCGCTGTTAACTACGTTGAGACTGGTTCTGCTACGAACTCAGGTCTAACAATTGGAAAACTTAGAGAAGCAAAAAGAATTCTGGATTCAAATGAAGTTGATCCTTCAGATCCAAGATTCATTGTTGTAACTTCTAAGCAAATCAATGACTTGTTGCAAACAACTGAAGTAACAAACTCTGACTATAACTCAGTCAAAGCTTTGGTACAAGGTGATATCAACACTTTCATGGGTTTCAATTTCATTAGAACTGAAAGAGTTGCAGCTGACTCAAATAGTTACAGAAGAGTGATCGCTTATGCTAAGTCTGGGCTTCTATTGGCCGTTGGTGCTGATGTTCAAGTAGACATCGGTCCTAGACGTGACAAAAGAAATGCTACCCAAGTATACTGTTCTGCTTCTTTCGGGGCAACTCGAATGGAAGAAGGAAAAGTTGTTGAAATCAAATGTTCGGAAGCATAATAAGGAGATAAAAAATGGCTGTTACAACTCAAAATTCTACAGAGTACACTAACGCTACTGCTTCTCCTGTTGTGACTTTAAATCCGACTACAGATTACGCTGGAAGAGTGAGAATAATGCACTTTACTCATGCTCAGTCTGGTGCTGGAGATGCTACTTCATCAGTAGCTCTTGGTACTTTACCTGCAGGAAAAGTAAAAGTATTACTTGCTTCTTCTAACGCTTATGTAAACTGGACTACTGGTTCAGCTACATTAGATCTTGGTTGGGATGCGTACACTGATGGAGACGGTAATAGCGTAGCTGCAGATGCAGATGGTCTTTTGGATGGTTTAAACGTAGATACTGCTGGTCAATTCTCTTTTGGATCTGGCCAAAATGCTACTGGAGGTACTTATACTTTCAATAGCAAAGGTGGTGTCACTATTAGAGCTACTTCACAAGATACTGCAATTGCAGATGGTGACGATCTAGTAGGCTACATTTTATATGTAGTTGACTAAACTCGAAAAATTGTGGGGGTAACGTGATGTGCCCCCACATTTATAGGAATAAATATGGCAACGACAAAAATTGATATAGTAAATAGAGCTTTGGGATTACTAGGCGCAGAATTTATAACTTCATTAACTGAAGATACCAAAGCTGCACGTTTTTCAAATAAATTATTTGATGATACTAGAGATGCAGTCTTTAGATCACATCCTTGGAATTGCTGCATAAAAAGAGCTTCATTATCTTTGTTGTCATCAACTCCTGCATATTATTTTAGTTATCAATTTCAATTACCAAGCGATTTTTTAAGAATTGTAAGACCAGAAGATGACACCATTGAATATAAGATTGAAGGTGATAAACTTTTAACAGAAACAAGCGTATTTAGAACTACTTATATATTTAAAAATACAGATGTAGGTACATATGATTCATCTTTAGTAGATGTATTAGCATATAAACTTGCTGCAATACTAACAATGCCATTATTACAAGATATTAAAACATTAAATGCAATGAATCAGCTATATGAAATAAAAATGAGAGAAGCTAGAAGCAATGATTCATTTGAAGGTACACCTGAAGGTTTAGATGCTGATTATTGGTTAGAATCAAGAACAATGGGACCAAACCTATCTGATTATAGATGGAATAAATACACGACGTAAAATGACATGGCAGAATCTTCACCAATACTCACAAATTTTACATCTGGAGAGCTCAGTCCAAGATTAAATGGACGTATAGACTTAGATAAATATTATAATAGTGCATCTAGTATACATAATTTTGTAGTTTTAATGCACGGAGGCGTTACAAAACGTCCTGGTACTAGATTTATACGTGAAATAAAAGATAGTAGCAAAAGAACTAGACTTATACCATTTGTATTTTCAAAAACTCAAGCTTATATATTAGAATTTGGAGATCAATATATTAGATTTTATAAAGATGAAGGTATTATTGTTTCATCAGGAAGTACTCCTTATGAGATATCTACACCTTATACAACAGCACAAATAGATCAATTAGAATATGTGCAATCTGCTGATGTTTTATATATTGTTCACCCAAATCATATACCTAAAAAATTAGGAAGAACAGGTCATACCTCTTGGACATTAACAGATGTAGATTTTTTTGATGGGCCATATCTTGATGTAAATACTACCTCTACAACAATGTCAAACTCAGGTGTTTCTGGCAGTGTGACTATTACAGCATCATCAACTACAGGAATAAACAATAATACAGGATTTTCTGCATCAACTGATATTGGAAGATTAATTAGAATACAGCATTCTGGTAACTGGGGTTTTGCAAAGATAACTGCTGTTAATAGTACGACACAAGTTACAGCAACTGTCGATTCTGAAAGACCTTATACAGCATCTTCTGGCACGCATGCTGAGTGGCAATTAGGAGCTTTTTATACAAATAATTATCCATCTAAAGCTACATTTTTTGAAGAAAGATTATTTTATGCAAATACAGATACTAATCCAAATACTATATATGGTTCTGTAAGTGCCGATTTTGATGCATTTCATCCTAATGCTATAAATGGTGATATTGCAGATGATGATGCAGTTATCTATACATTAACATCAGATCAAGTTAATCAAATTACAGCCATGTATGGTGGAAGATATTTACATGTATTTACTAAAAGTGGTACATTTAACGTGTCATCAAGCTCAGCCACTGCTGCTTTAACGCCGACTTCTGTACAAGCAATAAATGAAACTACTGATGGTGCTTCTGATTCTAGAATTGCTCCTGCTTCAAAATCAGTATTATTTATTGGTAAAAATAAAAAACGTGTAAGAGAATTTGCATATAATATTGACTATGATTCATTTACATCACCAGATATGACTGTTTTATCAGAACATTTAGGTTTTGGTGGTATAGCGGAAATAGCTTTTGCGACATATCCAAACAATGTGTGTTGGGCAAGAAGAGATGATGGTATATTATTAGGTTTAACATATTACAGAGATCAACAAGTAACTGCTTGGCATAGACATACAATAGCTGGTACTGATACTAAAGTAAAAAGCATTGCTGTAATTCCAGGAATAGACGATGCATTTGATACATTATACATGATTGTAGAAAGAACAATTAATGGTGCTACAAAACAATATGTTGAATTTATGGAGAATGAATTTAGATTAGCTGATAGTCAAACTAAAGATGATCAATTCTTTTTAGATTCCGGACTTACATATACAGGTGCTTCAACTTCTACAATTACAGGATTAGATCATTTAGAAGGACAAACTGTATCAGT